ATGTGCCAGAACTTCCTGATGTTCCTGATGAACCAGAAGTTCCACTTGAACCAGAACTTCCTGATGAACCTGATGTGCCAGAACTTCCTGATGTTCCGGATGAACCTGATGTTCCTGATGAACCAGAAGTTCCACTTGAACCAGAAGTTCCTGATGAACCTGATGTGCCAGAACTTCCTGATGTTCCGGATGAACCTGATGTTCCTGATGAACCAGAAGTTCCACTTGAACCAGAAGTTCCTGATGAACCTGATGTGCCAGAACTTCCCGATGAACCTGATGTGCCAGAACTTCCTGATGTGCCAGAACTTCCTGATGTTCCTGATGAACCAGAAGTTCCACTTGAACCAGAACTTCCTGATGAACCTGATGTGCCAGAACTTCCTGATGTTCCGGATGAACCTGATGTTCCTGATGAACCAGATGTTCCACTTGAACCAGAAGTTCCTGATGAACCTGATGTGCCAGAACTTCCTGATGTGCCAGAACTTCCTGATGTGCCAGAACTTCCTGATGAACCTGATGAACCAGAAGTTCCACTTGAACCTGATATGCCAGAACTTCCTGATGAACCTGATGTGCCAGAACTTCCGGATGAACCTGATGTGCCAGAACTTCCGAATGAACCTGATGAACCAGATGTTCCGGATGAACCAGATGTTCCGGATGAACCAGATGTTCCGGATGAACCAGATGTTCCGGATGAACCAGATGTTCCGGATGAACCAAAAAATGTCCCATCTAATCCAGAAGTTCCTGATGTTCCGGATGAACCAAAAAATGTCCCATCTAATCCAGAAGTTCCTGATGAACCTGATGTGCCAGAAGTTCCACTTGAACCAGATGAACCAGAACTTCCTGATGAACCTGAGGTTCCAGATGAACCAGATGAACCAAAAAATGTCCCATCTAATCCAGATGTTCCTGTTGAACCTGATGTGCCAGAAGTTCCACTTGAACCAGATGAACCAGAACTTCCTGATGTTCCTGATGAACCTGATGTGCCAGAAGTTCCTGATGTTCCGGATGAACCAAAAAATGTCCCATCTAATCCAGATGTTCCTGTTGAACCTGATGTGCCAGAAGTTCCTGATGAACCTGATGTGCCAGAACTTCCTGATGAACCTGAGGTTCCAGATGAACCAGATGAACCAAAAAATGTCCCATCTAATCCAGATGTTCCGGATGAACCATTATTTCCTGAAGTTCCAGATGTTCCGGATGTCCCATTTAATCCATCGGTGCCAGAAGTTCCTGATGTTCCAGTTCCACCAATACCGGATGTTCCTACAAAAGAACTTGATATTACATTTGCATTGTATATTGTTACTTCACACCCATCCCACTTTATGTATGATTCATCACATATTGGATCACATCCAGATGTTCCAGCCGCACCTGCAGTGCCAAATGTTGGATTGTATGATCCACTACTACCTACAAGAAATGAAGAACTACCAATCATTGTAAATATAAAATTTGAAGGTGTTGCTCTAAAATCAAAAATAGATCCACATTCATTTATCATATTTATATTTGTTTCGGAGAAGGTATTTACACTTTGACTATGAGGATTGCCTTGAGTTAATCCCCATCCAAAATGAGAAGGAGTTGAAGGATTTTGAATTGCATTGTTTACCCCACTATAACCATAAGACTGAATTGCTGATCCTGATGTTCCGGCTTGTATGTTTGCATACAATTGAACACCACTTGAAGTATATGGAGAAATAAATGTAGATCCAGTTATTATATTAGTTCCACCGTATATGTAACTATTTCCACCAACAAAAAATGCATTAGTAAATGATGCAGAAACATTTGATTCTTTTAGACTATCATTAAAAAATTGTATCTTAAAATCAAGATATTCATTTCTATGATCCTGTTTCAATGGTGCATATATGGTTGTTCTATTTGGAGTAAAACCAAAATCAACATCCTCTTGTATTCTTATATTCGATAATCTTATGCCATCATTTACAAGAAAACGAACTATACCAGTTCCATTTTTTACAACAGGTAGTTTTACGGTGTAATCTTTATTTACTTTATTATCAAATATTCTACCAATTGGAATATCTGCAACCAATCTACCGTATTCAGAATTATTTGCAAAAGCACTTCCTGTTACATATACTCTAAATTTTGGAGTTCTGGAATCTGATTTACTAGGTCTTATGGTATAATCGAATTTTAAGTTGTAAACAGAATCATCATAAAATTCAGTAGCGGCACTTGAAGTTTGTTCAACAAAAATTTCTTGTATTCCAGTTAAAGGTGATGCAACAACAGTTGATATTCCAACAAAGGTTTCATCATTAGCAACTGATCCAGTTGTTATATTTGCAGATGGAGCACCGTTTACAGATACCGCTTTCCAATAACTTGCAGATGAATTTAATTGGTATGTTACTTGTGTTCCAGCAGATTTTACTGTAACATTTTTTGCAAATATACCGATTGGATGATCTATAAATTTTGATGAAGTATCTACCAATCTATTATTTTGTAATACTCTTTCATCATATATTAACTCATATGATTGATTTGGTTTTACGGCACTTCTAGCAAAAACTTTTATTCTAGATGAATTACCAACTTCAGGATCCAATCCAGAAATATCAATCTGTGCATATGTCTTTACATTTTGTGTTATATTTCTAATAGTTGGACTTTTGTAATACTCTATTTGATACGGTTGATTTGAAACAGAACTTAATTTTCTATAAATCCCATCTGATCCAGTTATGTAAACTGCATCTTTTAAGTTTAATTGTCTTGGTCCAACTACCTTATCAACGCTTGATGTATATTGAAATGATGAAGTTTGAACGGTTGGTCTATATCCTGTTGCAAGAGATCCAAATGTTATTTTACCATTAACAAAATCGGAATTGAATAAATCTGTTCTAGCAGTTAATCTTGGTGTTCCGTCTTCTTTTAACTCATAGTTTGCATATCCAGATTTTACATCCAATTTTGTTGGCGTATTTATTTCTTCTATTACAGAAAATGTTTTTTCCTTAATAGAAACTTCTGGAACTTTTGAATATATTATTTCGCTTTCATTTTGTTTTTTTGGATCAACAGAAAGTTTGTGGTTGTATTTGTAATTATACTTCTTTATATTGCTTTTAGTTAAAGGTCTTCCCGTTCTATCAACAGTTACAGTTGCTAGAATAGTTATTGTGCATTCACCTGCAGGAACAGTCTCATAAACATAAACTGAAACATTTATTAGATCTGTTTTTTCTCTTGACTCTAAAACTTCATGGTATATTGGATTACCATTCTTATCAAGAATTTCTATGTCTATTGGAAACTTTGAAGAAACTACTTTTTTATTTGGCTTTATCTTAAATATATTTTTACCGGCAGTAAATACATCGGGTATAAATTTCAAATCAAGAATGTTTGGTGATTTATTATTACTATCCGTAAAGGTAGTTTTTACATCTATGTATTTTCTGGGTAACCGTTTCTTTTCTAACATCCTATGTCTCTATTTTAGAAAATCCGTTTTCTTTTTTAATCTCAATGTGATTGTCCACCATATCACGAACACTATCTATGTGTGATATAAGTATTACAAATTCAAATTGTGTTTTCAAATACTCCATGAACAGAGAGAAGTTTGCCATAACAGTTGGATCAAGAACACCCAATCCTTCATCTATTGCAATAAAGTTTGGTCTTGGTAAAGACGAAACTTGTATCAATGCTGTTCTGATTGCAAGTGATGAAATAAACTTTTCCATACCACTTGACAGTTCCAAATTCCAAAAACGGTCATCGTCATATACTATGTATGTATTGATACTCTTTCCGTCTGTATCAAACAGAACTTGGAAATCGACCACGTTTGCCAATATATTATTTGTTTCTTCTTGAATACTTGGCAAAGCATTACTTATCAATTCATACGGAACACCGTTTCTGTTTACTGCCTTTAGGTAATAGTCGTATGCTTCATATTCTTTTTCAAGGTCTTTCAACTTTTGTATAGATACTTCACATTCGTCTATTACCTTTTCACTAACCTTTACATTACCATTATACTCTAAAATACTTTCATCAATTTTTTTCAATTCAACTTTTAATAGAGTATTCTTTTCAGTTTCCAATTCATCAATTTCTGATTGAATTTTGTTATTCTGATTGATGGCATCTTCATTTTCTTTATACTTTTCAATCTGAATATCTATGTTACCAATTTCATCATGTATTCTTTTCTGTTCTTCTTTTGCAGAAAAAATCTGTTTTTCTACCGAATATATCTGCTTCTCATATTTGAAAGCACTATTTTCAAGAGAATGTAATTTTTCTAATTCAGAATAAACAAATGAATTTTTTGTAAATTCCTCGTTCAAATTACGCAATTCAAAATTCAATTCATCTCTGTCTTGTTCAAATCCCCAAATCTGTGATTTTGCTCTTTCTGCATCCTTAACAAATACATTATTTACACAAAACTCACAGTTTGGATCATACTCATGATCTTTCAAATTATCAATTTTATCTTGACAATGTTGAACTTTTAACTTTACACTACGCAAATCAGCTTCAAGTTCAGTTATTCTGTTACGAACAATGTCAATTCTTTCTTTTCTTACCATCAGAGTTTCTTTATCAAACTCTTTCGATAAACCAAGATACTTCGAGTGTGATGTCTTAGCATCATCTAATTCATCTTCTAATGACTTTATTTCATTTATTAAATCATTACTCTTTCTATCTAATAAATATCTCTTATCCAATAATGATTGGACAGATTTTGAAGAAAAATTGTCTGCAATTGGAATTAGTTTTTTATTCAATTCTGAAATTGAAACGGTTAATTTTTCTATTTTTTTCTCAATATAACCCTTCTGGTCAGTTGTTTCTTCCAAAAGTATTGTATTTGCTTTATGAATACCGATGGCATCTGCTAATTTTGTTGAATGGTCTTGTTTCTTAAATTCCTTGACCAATGCCTGCAATCCCTTGACTTCATCCGTAGCAATAATGTTTAATTCCTCGAATAAATTTAAGTCAAAGAATTGTGCCAACAAATCTTTTCTATCCTTTTGTGCTTTATCTACGAAGTTTGTATTATTACCCTGCAATGACATTGCCGTTAGGACAAAATCATCGTAATTTCCAATATACTTCCGTATGGCGTAATTAGTCCCATCACGGTCTTCGCCGTTGAGTGATACCAAGTCACCGTTTTCTTCATACCAAAAATCTACATTAACTTTTACATTTCCTTTCTTTTCTTTCGTGGCAACTCTCTTTATGTAAAAGTTTTTCTCACCAATCATAAAATGTAGTTTACATTGAAAGTTATCTTTTTTATTATTGAGAACTTGTGCTGCTTTGAATGTTCTCGAGCATTTATCAAATAGACAGAACATAATTGCATCAAGAATGGAAGACTTACCACTTGCATTTGGAGCAAACAATCCGTATATTCCATTCATCCCATCTAATTGTATTCTGTTACCCTTTCCATATGAAAACATATTTTCAAATTCAAATGAAATTGGTTTCCATATAAGATTACGAACAACATCACTTTCTGATAATTTGGTATTTACATTTCTGTTGATACCCCTAATCTTTTCAAGTATATCATCCGTTACCGTAAACTTGTCATTTACATAATTAGTAATCAATTTGTTCTGATATTCAACATCACGAATTTTACCAATTGGATTTACTTTTGTTTGAACATTGCCATTACTTGAACCAACAAGATGTTGTGTTCTAATATCTATAACATTTGTCAATGACTTTAATTCAGTCATTATTTGACTGACTTCGGAATGGGGTGTGTTGGTTATACGCAATCTAATTGAATTATACTTTGTCCATTTTGTTGGCAACTTTTTAATTTTACCGTTTTCAACATCAATAGTGTGATATGACCAATCGTTTTCAATTTCAATAAACTTTGATTTCTTATTCTTAATATCCCATTCAATAATACCATGAACTAAACCTTCACCATAATTTTGTTGTATGAGTGAACCTGCATAAGCAAACTTCCCATCAACGTCAAGATATTGAAACTTATGAATATCGCCAAACATTCCATAATCAAATCCATCAAACATTTCAATCTTTACATCATTATGTTTCATAAGAACACCGGTATCGGTTGCTGCTCTATCAACGGGTCCATGATACAATACTATTTTTGTTCTGTTTCCAACCACATCTTTTGCCAAAATAAAATCTTTTGGATTTTCATAAACCGAGTTAAGAACAAAATCAACATTTTGTAAATAGTAAATACCACTCTGTTTCAAATAAAATAATTGATTTTTTTCATCTGTCAATAGTGATACAATTGGTGAAAGTGCATCCATTCTACTCATGTTATTTAAGTTACAATCGTGATTACCAGCAATCAAAATTGTTGGTGCAATTCTTGAAATAGTATCAAGAAATTCTGTAACCATTTCCACAAGTTCCGGAGTCATATCTGTTTTTGCATGAACAATATCACCGGCAAGATATATGATAGTATTTTTGTTTTCAGCAACTTTACTTCTACAAACATCATAAAGTTTTTTGAATACACTACGATATTCGTCATGTCTTTTTAGATTGCGAATATGAACATCCGATATGTGTAATATCTTTTCAACTTCACTAATAGCGAATGACCATAATGTTTCTTTACGCATACAATATCCTCTGTTTAATTATATCATAACTGTCTGTTGGTGGTGTAACTGATTTCAAACTTGAAAAATCTTTGAAACCCATTTCATTTATATCTTTACTTTGCATTTGAACTATTGATACATTTATACCTTCTGAAAGAAGTGATGAGGATATTTTTATGGCATCCGAATAAGCATCATTATCAAGTGCAACAATTATTTTTGGTGGTTTACGCAACAAAATTCTTTCTCGAAGTTTTGGTTGAATTATTTTGCCGAATAGTGGAACTGCATTATATCTGGCAGTAATTGCATCGAATACACCTTCAACAAGTGTAACCGGTTCATCCCAATCAATAAAACAATCAAATCCAATAACATCTTTACTCCATTTTGGATTTTTATATTTTAGAGTATCTTCTTCAAAAATAGAACGAGAAACAAAAAAGTTTAGATTGAAGTTTTCATCATAAGATGGAACAATAATTCTGCCAGAATAATTACCATTAGGACAATAACCAATCCCATAACGCAATATATCCGTTCTACCGATACCTCTTAATTTCAAATAATTTAATGCTTGTTTCATTTGCATTTTTACTTGAATGTCTTTTATCTTTGGGTATTCGTATAAACGGATAAATTCTTTTGGTAAAACCAATTCTTCTTTTGTTTCGGATTTATCTTTAATGTATAGATTTTTTGTTTTGAGTATTTTATTTAAGTCATCTAGGTATTGTTTACCTGCTTTTACTTTTTTGAATAGTGAAACTATACTTCTACCTTTAGCATTACTAACCCAACAATGCCATGGATTTTCACCGTTATTGTTTACAGTTAAATCAATTTCAAGTTTTGGTTTGTAATGACTGATGAAAGGTGAGAAGAATGAATAATTGTTGCCAGATGTTCTTCTACCTTTACCAAGAACTTTCTCAACAAGAGATAACAAATCGTAATTTATCATAACCACACTTTACGGAAAATAATACTTGTAACAAATATAAGAAAAATTTGTTACAATTACAAGCATTCTTTTAACCATTCTTCTGCCAACCGCTCCGTGAAAGGTTCCACCGTATTTCTTTCATACTCCCGTATTTTATTCCAATATTCATTGCTGAATGATGTAATTTTGTTGGTAGCATTCGGAAGATTTTGGTCTATGGTTAGCCCCATGGCTTCTTTAAGAAGATTTTACTTTTTCATTTTACGTTGAACTATTGCATCTTGAAGTTCGTATTGTAAACTCATTACTAACCACCCTGTATCGTCTGAAATAGCGTCTGCAATTTCATCTTCGTCATCAACTTGATACGTTTTACCTATTACAGAAGCAACAAATTTTTTCTGTTCTGCTGGAGATACATCCCCATAATCGTCATCTGATTCAAAATCAAATTCAACAGCTGTAATTTTCGCATTGATTTTACCACTGGCTTCATTGATGTTTTCCTTCAAAAGACCAGCAAGTTTTTGCATTCTTTGTTTATTCATTCATAATCTCCAAAAAAAATACTTGGTATACCAATAAATATAAGAAAAATTTGTTACAATTACAAGCATTCTTTCAACCATTCCTCTGGTATTTCTTTCTTTGCCCAACGCCACCCTTTCTTATCACAGTATTGAGCATAGGTTGTTTTACTTCCTTTGTATAATTTTGCATTTGGATTTTGGAATACAAAACGAATATCTATACCAGGATATTGGTCAAATATCAAATCAAACTTCAATCGGTCTGTCTTTACCCATCTACCCTTTGTTTCAATATACATTTTGTTGCCATCCGTTTTGTTTAGGACAAAATCTGGTGTATAATTGTGTTTAGTTTCCGGTTGGATGTAGGATATTTTTTCACTTTCGTAACTGAATGATTTACCGTTTTCTTTCAACATATCATTTACTATATCTTCCAAACCACTACGAAAACCATGTTTAATTGCAACTTGATTTCTACGCATATTACATATCAAACCTTACAATGATATTCATATCTACATCGTCTCTTTTTTCTATCGGATTTGCCACTTTAGCAACTGCAACTAACTCTCTATCTTTATTGTATAATCCAACTGTTGTTATGTATGGATTGAAATATGGATTAGTTACATAGGTATCTAATAATGAAGGACCGGATTGCACATCTTTTAATATAGATGGATTTTGTGTATAATTAAATTCATGTTTGCGAATTTTACAAACAATTTCATGTTCATACATTGTTGTTGTGCTTCTAAATTGTCCATAAAAACCATCTGTTAAATCATTGTAATCAAAATTACCAGTTTCACCTAAAAATGTATTTGCATATTTAGGTCTTGGATCAGAAACAACAACAATTCCTTTTTTGTAAAATATATTGCCAATTCTATTGGTTTGATATGCAGATCCTGTTTCAAAACTGTTATCATACAAAGAATTTATTTGATTTGAGGTTAAACCTTTTTTGTAAATACGAATTTCATCCAAAGAACCAGATAAACATTTTGTTCCAGTTCCATCATCACCAATATAAAAATTGTTATTATTTAGTATTTTATTTGAAACGAATGCACTTGAAGATGCATTTAATGCACCGTTTAACCATATTTGATAATTGCTTCCTGTTTTCTGACACACAACATGATACCAAGAATTTGGCGTTAATGCACTTGAAGTAACAAATGCAGTCTCTAATTCTGAACTTTGTCTAAATCTTATTGAATTTGGTGAAGAAGATGACACATTTAATAATGAAATATCAAATGGATATTGTTCCGAAACACTTAAAATTGTTGATGTTATTCCATTTATATCTTTTTTTTCAATTGTATTTTTATTAAAGATTGCGTTGTAATCGGAAGTAAGCATTGATTGTGTTGGTGGTATTTTCATCCAAAAACTAAAAGCAAAATTGTTTAACCTTGTAAAATTAAAATACGGTGCTTCTTCTACTTGAAAATAAGAACCATATAAATTAGCAGAAACACCAGTTGATTCATTTGTATCACTTGTTGGTATTCCATCATTGTAACTTATTTTTTTCGGATTAAATAATTTTACATTATATCTATTTCTCGAAGTATCTAATACATATTCCAATTTTTCATTTTTGTAATTGTATTCTCTATACTTTTCATTGAAACCAACATATAGAAGATTATTTTCTATCGGTATAAAATGTTCAGTATCGTATGAAGTATCTATTAGATTACCAAATCCGTCATCAACTACTGTAAATTCTTTTGAAGATGTGCTACTGTAATTGGTCATAGTAAAACTTTTTTTCTTTATTCCTTCACCAAAAACACCCATTGGAAATACAACCATTGAACTTGATTGCCAAAGATATGTTAATGTTGCATCCTCTGTAATATAAACAGGAAATTTTCCTGTTTGATATTCTGTATAAAAAGAATGGTCAAGATGATACCATAAAAGTTTTGGATCTAAACTTTGTGAAGTAAAAACTCTTTCATATAAAGAAGAACTTAAATTTGCAACTTTGCCAAAATACTTATGATTTTCTGCATATAGTGCACGGTATACTTTTGTTCCAATTTTATCGTAATAGTATTGGTCATTTGTATCTGTGTTTATTTTCCAAAGTTTATTTGCCTCAAATGACCTAACAGTATAATCACCGGCTTTTAATTTTTTCCAAGCAACACTTATTGTATTTCCGAATTGAAATGACATTAGTTTGTTCTCACTTTAACTTGAAATATACATTCATCGCTCTTCTTTTTTAGAATTGGTTTTTCTAATTTACCAACTGCAATAAGTTGTCTTTTATTATTATACAAACCAACGGTTGTTATGTAAGCAAATGAATCATCTACTGGTGATTTATAGCGTAGTTCTTTATTACTACCACTTACATAAGTAGGATTATTTGAATAACTCATTTCATTTGGTCGAACTCTACAAAAATATGTTTCTACTAAATTACATTCCGATGATCTAGCAAACCAAGAACCATAGTTATTTCTTACACTATTTGGTGCAGTTGAACCACTTATTGCATAAAATAATTTTTTAATGTTATCACCATCAATAGAAGCAGTAACGGTATTAAATGAACATGATTGATCCAAAACAACACCATCTAAAATAACAATACCCTTTTTTGGAATAACTATACCCCAAGCATTTGAACCACTATCATCATATACACCATCTAAAAGAGATCCAGAAACAAGGTAGTAATAATCTTTTACTTCTTCCATGTATGTTATTTGTTCTTTTGAGTCAGAACTATCATCTATCAATGTAAATATAGTATTTGATGCAGTATTGAAATAAAAATTACTTCCTGTATTGTATAATTGATTTGGATTTGAAACAATGGGAGAAATAGTCATTTGAAAATTACCAGGATCTAACCTGTCCTTAAATGATTGTCTATTAAAATGTAAAACATAAAAATAGTTACCGTTTGCACCATTCTTAAATTCAAATTTACCATCAGTTTTATCAAAACAATCTAACATATATTTACGAAACATAGTTTTTGCTGGCAAAAATTCTGTTGTATATGTTCCGTCTATTTGTGTATATGAAGAACCTGATCCAGATATATGTGCATATGCAATATCAAATTCGTGATGTGTATTTATATCACTTGGCAATTTATCATAAACAGACATATAATAATTTTGTTGATTGGATAATACTGAACCAGTATAGAATGTTTCCAATTTTTCATTTGTTGCACACCCAAATAAACCTCTTGTAGTTTGTTTTTTTATGGCAGGTGTATAATCGGTTTCTTTCGATAATTCCTTATAGTTTAATGATGGAACACCAAGATTTAGAGCTTCATTTATGAACTCTATTTCTGGAAAAACTGAACCACTTGTTGTGCGATTTAATACAGTAATTTTATCTGGAGTTACAAAATCGTTTTCTTTTACAAAATCAACGTAACTTTTTAATAATTCAAGAATGTATTTATTTATTTTAAGTCTATCTATTTTCATTTGTAACCATTTTATTTTTAATAAATAATTTTTGTATATTAAATTTCTGTATCATCTATTAAAAATCTAGTATCTATCGGTGAATCAAAAAATGTTTCTGCAAGTTGATCTTCTGTTTCAGATTCTTCAATTTCATTTTGTTTGTCATTAAGTGCAGCAATAAAATTCACACTAAATTCAATTAAAGATACATCTTTTTGATCCTCTATAACTATGTCAGTTAATACTTTATCGTATGAATTTAACTTATCTAATGCATACTCTATGCCTTCAATAAATTCTAGATAATCTAATCCATCTTTAACATGAAATTTTGAATCTTGTATTAGTCTTATGAAAAATTCTGCACTTTTTCTTGCAATAACATTATCAACAACTTTTTTTAATCCAACTCTTGGCAACAGCTGTTCGTTATGAAATTCTAATCGTAATACTTGATCTTGCAATTCATCTTCAATTACTGTTAAATTGTATAATTCACCAAAAATACTTACACTTGGAACCATGTAAACATAAAAATTTGATAAAATAGCAAGAGTTTTTGTTCTATCCCATATCATATTACCAATTTAACCTTATTTTAATTAGAACATCGTTATCTGGCGTTTTCTGAATAGGTCTACTTAATTTTGCAACAGCAAGTAATTCTGTTTTGTCATTGTAAAGACCAACTGATGTAATGTATGTTACTGGATCGTTTACAAAACACTCATACTTTAAGTGACCGCGTTTTTCACCATCGTTTAGTACATAAGTAGGATTTGTGCTATAATTTGCCTCAGTTGTTGGAACACGAACAAAATAATGATTTGTTGTTTTTGTTCTTACATTTCTAGCTTTAATAGGTTGTCCAAGAGCAGCTGCACCACTTATAGATGTATGTATTTTCCAAGCATTATCACCTGCAATGTTACTTCCAGTTACAGAATTAAATCCTAAAATACTATCAAATTTATCACCGTTCAATATAACAACGCCTATATTTGGATATACTCTACCATAAGTTGTTATGTTTGTATTGGTCAATATACTTCCAGTTCCACTATTATGAACACCATTTGAAAGTGAACCACTAACAATATCATAATATGAATACGGATCCTCTAAACAAAATTTACTTTCATCAATATCACCGGAATTATCAATTAGTGACAATATCGTTGGATTTGAACCAGATATTTGAACATTACTTCCTGTGTGAACATTATTAGCAAAAGCACTTCCACTTAATCCTGCAAGATTTATTTGAAAATTGCCAGGATCCAATCTGTGACTCAAACCATCTCTATAAAAGTTTATTGCATATATTCCCTTTGGTGTTGTTTCGGTTCCAACATCATAAAACTTAAATCTTGTTTCTGGATGTTCAAGTGCCAATAATCTATATTGTGAATATATTGCCTTAGTTGCACTATCACTATAATCATAACCAATACTTGTAGATCCAGAACCTTCATAATGTCCATAAGCAATTGCATAATATGGATTTGTTGTGCAACTATCACAATCAGTTATATCATAATAGTATTCTTTTGATGCAGTAGGTTGAACGGAACTTGTTAAATAACAAGTCGGTGATTGCATTCCATTGAATAAACCAAAAACTATATTTTTCTTTATACCTGTTAGCACATCTGCACCAAACAAGAAAGGATGATGCATTCTAACTGGTGAAGGATTACACTCTGGTCTTCCAGATAATACGGTTGAGTATATTCTTTCTGTTGCTCGTAACCAACGGTATTGTGGATCAGCAGGAAACTCCTTAGCAATTCTGTATTCTTTTACATGCGTTTGTCTATCCATGAAATCTGTATATGTAAATGAATCATATACATCATCGCAAGTTTCTATAATAAATTCGGTGCAACCACAAACATTATTTGGATCAACTTGTGGTTCTGTTCTAGCACATTCTTCTCTTGATGGCTGACAACCAACACCGTTTTTATTCAGAGATATTGTATTACCAAGAATTGTTTTGAAGTCTCTATTACCATTTCCATCTAAAAATGGTGTAAATACTTCTTTGTAAATATACCATTGTCCAGTTGATTCTTCAAGTATAGCACCTGGATAAGAACCCATTGTTGTTCCAGCACCACCTTTAACCATTTGAGTTACATATGGTCCTCTTGATATAATACCAGCATTTCCTGTAAAATCTGAATTGTCAAATCTTGAATCGCCAGCGGCTTTTGGGACATCTGTTGGTTTTGAAAAATATGGAATTTCGCCCCAAGCATTACATTCTAATTTAATATAAACTTTTTGTTGGCGTTTAATATCAATTTTGTATGTTCTTTCAGTTCCAACAAAACAAGGTTTACCAGGAACTTGGATGTTTGGAACATCTGTAAAGTTATTAAATCTCAATACAGATCCGCCACCATCAAAAATCTTAAAGATTTGTCCGGATGCAATTTTTACTGATCCGTCAAATGTATTATTATCTGTTAATCCAACAAATCTTTTTGTTGATTGATTATACGCATTTGAAAAATCTTCAATGTCTCTAAAAACATTTACAGGAGATTCTTTTAATATCCAATTAAATCCTCTAGTTTCACTAAATGGTCTATTACAATCATAACCAGTTGGTGTAATGTTTGGTGATTGACATGCAATTTCCCCACCACCTTTTGCTTTCACAGAAGGCACTAACGGATATAATCTATCATTTGGATTAGAGGATAGAGGATCAACATAAGGCCATGACGTTCTTTCAACTATGGGATTATCAAAATGCTGAATATCAGAAATTAGTTCAAATTCATTGGTTAATGATGCATTTGAATACCATTCACTTATACTGATACTACCAGGATTTGATTTTGTATTTCCTCTATAAACAGCTTCAACATGACTTATGAATCCTATATTTGTGTAATCAAACCACTTTGGTGAAGCATATGCAAATATTCTATCAAAATTATCTGGAAGCATCCCCTTTTTTGAACCAATTAACTCACCAATATCACCGTGAGGACTAACAAATTGTTTATTATACGCTTCGGTGCATAGAGTTCCAAGACTTGTGGCATATGCTCCACGCAATTCTCTTCCTCTATTGTTTGGATATTTACTGTAAACAGTAGGATCAATTGTTCTTGATATTAAATGTTCTTGTAAATTTACAAGAGAGAATTGACGAGATTGTGTTGAATATGGATAATCCTCAGGATCAAATTGCATATCAACTGCACATGATGCTTCATTTTGACCATCAGGAACTACTATATTGTAATTTTTTGTTATTGATAAAAAGTTTTCCCAAACTTCGTCTGAATCATACCAATAATTGTAATTTACCTTTTTTGTTTGAAGACCTTGACAATCTTGTAATGTATATGATAATTTTCCGGTAACTAATCTTGTCCAATCAATTATTATGTGCCGTTCATTTGCCTTATATTTTTGATTTGTTCCTGTAGGACAATTACCACATTGATCAACTACTTTTGGAACTTTGACATTGCAACATCTGTGTAACTTAAATTCTAAAACTGTTGGATTTTTTATGGTATATGTATTACTTCCAATTACTATACTTCTTGTTCCACCTGGATCAACTTCTCTAGTTTCAATATAAAACATGCAATCTTTTGCATTGTCAATTGGTAATGTAAATGGTTTTTGCATCCATGCTGCACGCTGTTGCATTCCCTGTGGTGGTGGTGGTTGGGTATAAGGTGTTCCAGTTTGACCAGTAGTTAGCATGTTTTTTAATTTTTGCCATGTACCATATTCCAATGAACTTTGATTTGTACCAGAAGGTAATTGTGATCCACTAACTATTGTTTTTGGTGATACACCAAGAAATGAATTATATTCATCAGCCCAATCAGTATATGGAGGAGTTCCTGTTCCGCCTGTATCAGTTAAGTATCTGAAATAAACATTGAATAATGTAACAAATTGTCTTGCGATATTTTGAATGAGAGTAAGTTCATCAACAATATCTTGTCTATCAAGATCTCTCCAATAATCTATATTACCCTGTTGTTTTTGTATTTCAGCTTGTAATGCGGTTATTGTTGTATCTATAACAGATGCATTCTTCTGTGTAATTGCGGTTACACCAGATGTAATTAAACCGAAAACGCCATCGTCAAAGTATTCATTCATATATCGCCTTAATAATCAAGTTTTACTTTAATAACAATTTCTTTGTCAAATGTTTTTGCAACCGCCTCATTTAATTTAGCAACAGCCAATAATTGATAATTGTCATCATATAAACCAACAGTAGTTAAATATACTCTTGGATCATTATACATACCTGGCCATTTTAATTCATTTCTACTACCAGAATAAAAACTTGGATTTCCTGTATAGTTAAATTCATTATTTAATAGTCTAGCATAGTAATAGGTTGATGCAATTACTTCACTGGTAGCACCTTGAAATGATCCACTATTTGGATCGTATGACATAGCACCACTTATTGATGTCCAAAATCTAAATATATTATCTGCACCACCACCAAATTGACTACCACTACCAGCAACAGATCTTGCAGTTGAAAATGAAGAAGATGCATCTAATGCCTTTCCGTTCAAAACAATTACACCATAGTCTGGATAAAACAATCCCCACGGAGTTGTATCTGCAGTATAAATACCATTTACTAATGATCCACTTCTAACATAATGTACTCTACCACCTAATGTTGCAGATTCGGTAGTTGATTGTCCAGAATCATCTATCAATGAAATCATTTTATTTGATGATGAAACAACAACTTGACCGAGAAGAGCACTACCAGTTCCATTTATATGCATTAAGTTTAATTGCCAAGTATTAGTGTCCATTCTATCTTTGAAACGAGCACGGTTTACATTAACAATATAAACATATTCAGATGTTTCATCATTTTCAAACTTAAATAAATTTTGATTGGTAAGCAATAATTGTCTATATTGAGAATATATCGCCTTTGTTGGATAATCTAATGTATCAAATCCATAAGAACCTGTTGATGAACCACTGCCCATAACATCGCCATACGCAATACTAAATTGTGATTCTGCACCTATTGTATTTGATTGACTATTAAAAATTTCATAATAATATCGTTTTTCATTATCAGATTGTGCGGAACTTGTAAATACAGTTGATAATTTACTTTGTTCTTCAGACCACAATGGTGCCGTAACTACTTCACGTTGCGATGTTGAAAGTGCATCGTTTGTAAATTTCTTAAATGATAATGAGTCCATATTTAATACTCTAATTTTACAGTTATTGATAATTCTTCATTTATATCATGTCTTACCGGTTTACTCATTTTAGCAACAGCCAATAGGTTGAAGTCTTTATCATACAAACCAATTGATGTTATGTAAACGGTTGGTTTTCCAGAAACACCGGATGCCTTTGCCCTCCAGTCACTATATTTTATCAATCCTGTTGCAGATATTCCTGTTTCAGCATCAACAGTATTTGGCGGTAAAACAAAAGTTGGATTATTAGATCCATAACCATTTGTTTCTGTTTTTACTCTTACATAAAAATGTGACTCATTTTTTACGTCAATTGAACGAGCATTAAATCCAGTTGATTGTAAAGAAGCAGCACCACTTATGGCTGTAAATAATTTATATGAATTATCACCGTTTACATTACTACCTGTTACTGAATTAAATGATGCTGAAAGGTTTAGTTTATCGGCATCCAATAACATTATACCCAAACTTGGATAAACAATACCGTATTGATGTGGTGCGGATGTATTATGAATACCATTTGACAAACTACCACTAACAATATATCTTGGAACAGATGTTGCAATACCGCTTTCGTCTACAGCACTATTGTTAATATCGCCAGAATCATCTATTAAAGAAATCATTTTTGGATTTGATCCGGAGGGAACAACTTTACTTCCAGTAAAATCATTATTTGGAATACCACTTCCACTTAATTCTACCAAGTTTAATTCAAAATTACCTGGATCCAATTTATCACCAAATTTATCACGATTGAGTGATACAACATAAAAATGTGTCATTGGGAATGATGATCCTGACAATTTCAAACCACCTTCATCTCCATCAAGACACATTTGTTTGAATTGGTTGTATATCGATTTTGATGGTGTATCGCCAGAAGTATTTTCTACGTTTGCATTATTATATTGTGAGCCAGAACCACTTACATGACCATATGCAACGGAAAAAACTTTTTCTTTGTTTTCGCAACTCAAAGAAGAAGAACTCCAAATTTCATAATAGTATTCTTGAGAAGCAGTGGTTTGTAATGAACTTGTAAAAAATGTCATAAGTTCACTTGTAGTATCATCCCACATACCACGAATGAATGGTGTTGTAATTACTTCTGCTCTACCATTTGGTGCTACAGTAAATTCTAATGGCTTATAGATTAAGCTACTCATGTTAAATTCCTATCTTTTATTAAAAAAACTTACTAAAATTAGTATGTAAATGATACCGGTAAAACTAATCTTGAGCCATACTTTTCATTAGTAATAATAATTTTTGTAGATTTTGTAGTTTCTACTCCACCCGGAACAGTTGGAACGTCTTTACCTCTAACTGTAAAGTTTACATATCTTTGACCATTAGTCAAAACATCACCAACTCCAGAATATGTCATTGAATTACCTGACATACTTGGTTGCTTGTTTGTATTCAATGGGATCGTTGTGTCAAACATAATATAAGTTGAATCTAAAATAGTAAGAGTATATGTTTGAGCTTCTGCATCCATTCTTGTATTACTTTGTGTACCTGTGTATTGGAATGTTCCAATTTCCACTAGTTTAGTAACAGGAAAAGTTGCAGCATTATTTCCCAAATAACCTTGACTGTATACTGATACGGATGTTTGTCCATTTTTTTCTTCAAGATATGGAATTGCTTTTGTTCCTGGAGGAAGTGTAATCAATTTATATTTCATTGATTGTGTTTCATCTGGAACAGCTTCAGTAACTGGCATGTTTTCAATTACTATACCAAAGTAATCGGAACCAAGTCCATGTTGTGGGTTCCATAAATCATAATCTACTTCATCATCAGAAAGTGCAAATTGTGTAATGTTAAAACTACCTTGACCTTTAGCAAGTAACTCTCTACCTTTTTTCGTAAGAATTGCATCTACGGTGATTGTGCCACTATTGCTCAAATAACCCATGTTAATACTCCTTTATTTTTAATTAGTATATTAAAATACATTTTATTGATACCCAAAACAAATAGTGGGTAGATTTCCAATATAAATATGGTTGTAAAATAATTTACCACAAATAATTGTTATTTTTAATTATTGTATATTATATTCAATGTCAGTATCAAGATTTGATGTAATTACAACAACAACCGGTCCACCGTCTGGCGTTACTGCAGGTATACAATCTTGGTTTATTGCTTCATTATTTTTTCCACGAAGTTTTGTTCCAATAAATCTATGATTTTTTATACCAGTTGGTAAATTTTCAGATTTACGATAATCTGTTGATATTTTTTCATAAGATGTTGGTGCTTCCATATTGTAACTTAATATGGTTGCATATCTTGGATCAAATTTTTGATAATAACTATCATCTCTGTATCTATCTATTTGTTGATAGTAAGCAGTTTTTCTTTCTTTAGCATTATACCCAATTGAAGTTAAATTTTCAAAATCTATTCTATTTGAACGCAATGGAATAATGGATAATATTCCAGTTGGAGAATAAAACATATTTGATTGAACACTTATCTTTGATGATTTTGCAATCAATGTAGTTTCAAGTGAACTAATACTTGGTAGTATTGACTTAAATGTTGATTGTATTTTTGTTTTAATAGTTGGTTTATATTGACTTTCAATTTTTTTGAATTTTGGAGTAATTTTTGCCTTTTTTCTAAATTGTATTTTAGGTTTTACTTCAGCTTTTATATCTCTATCACCTTCAATATCATCAACTACAACACTAAAATTAGTTTCAACATCATATTCACCTTCAACATTTGCAATGTTACTTCCAAAGTTTTCTTCAAATCCAATCAATAAAGTTGATTTTTTTCTTGAAATAGATACTGCCGGTTTTGGTGCCTTATCCAAAACATTAGTATCAACTACATTTACATTTTCAGCAGAAAAATCTCTATTTACTTTTACTTTTGAGCGTTCAAGAACATTTGGTTCTACAACCACACCTAAAATTTCATTTGTTCTTAATGGTAATGTTTGACGAATTTGATCAAATACACTAAAATCAAATTTTGCAATTAAACGAATATATGCAGTAAAATCATTTTTGTTTGGATATTTTTTCCAGTATTCTCTTGCAAAATGTTTTAAGTTTACATATTCATCGGAATTTACAGCAGAGTATTCACCAAAATAATCATCAAGTGTTGTATATCCTAATGCCTCATATATGTCTTCATTTATTATATGGTTTGGTGAAAATGCAACCATCAATTTATTTGTATCAATAGAAAATTTATCAAAATTTGAAACGGCAAATGATTCATCAACTTTTAATGGAGCAAGTAATGATGCGGAGTCAATTCGGATTTTTTCTGTAAACGGTGTGTTATTTCCTGCAGTTACAATTTCCATATTATATGTTTCAACAAAACTTTCAAATGCACCGGAATCAAATCCATAAAAATAAGCATTTTTTGAAGAACTATAAAATGTATTTTTTGTTTGGTCTGGATGTGAACTTTGTATACTTGTTGTAACTGCAACATCAAATTTTTGCCAAAATTTCCATTGTGCCTGTAAATCATAGAAAGAGGATGTTGGTGTATTACCATTGTAAGCACGAGCAGATAACACATGGTTATTGAAAGAAGTTTCATTTAATTGTTTTGCCCAATATCTCAATTCAAAAATTGAACCTGAAAGTATATTATTTGTTTGTGTATTTGATCCAGAACCAATGTATAATTGTCCACTTGATACCCATGCACGATTGTAATTTGATTCGGTGCTTCCAGTTACGGATATACTAGCAGACCTTTCTATTACAACTTTTCCGTATTTTTCAGTTTTAACTATAAAATCATAAATTTGATTTGAAGAAGAATTATCATTTGTATATCTTCTTTTAATCATTAAATTTAATGGAACATCATCATAGAAATAATCATCGTTTATTGATGCACTTTTGTAACTACTACCATTTCCTAAATAAAAAGTTAAACTTCCTTTTTCAATATCAGTTCCATTTTTATTTGCAGTAACAAACCAATCCACTCGACTACCACTTTGTTTTTGCAATACAGTTTGTATTGGATCCAAATCATATTTATACATTTTGTTTGGTTCCATTTTCCAACGAAATGTTAATGTATCTGGATATTGCCAATTGCCATCTTCATTGTTAATTTGTTCCCACGGAACTTCAACATAACGATTTGTTGTTGGTAGCGGATAACTTCCTGAAAAATTTAGATAATAAGTTTGTTTTTCAAATTCTGTTCTTGGTGTTTCACCGAAATCGGCATTATCTGGACCACCGTATTCTCTTATACTTAAAAGAGTTTTTGGTATGCCATAAGCAGCAAGTAATGCCCGTATTCCTCTTGCAGTTCCTTTTGTTTTGTAAATATATGGTAAATTATTTAGTATTCTACGCCAAACTTCTTTTGTTCTTTCTTCTTCTGTTTTTGCAAGGTATTTGTTTGTAGTTACTTTTCCAGACCAAATTGGTTCGCCACTACCACTTAAACCAAGTGCATATTCCCAAAGGTCTTTTGCTTGTGTTCCATGTGATAATGTCCAACCTAAATTTTTTGCAGTTTCATATATTAAATCTTGTGATAATCCGTCTTTTGGATTTTCTTTTCTTTGATTTTTTTTCAAAATATGGTCGGTATACAAATATATTATATCAAAATGTTGTCCAATCATATTTACAAAAACTGTAAATTCATCGTTATCTTCGTCATCTCTTAAAAATTCTGGTATTGCTTTATTGAGAGAGTTGTAATTTTTTAAATCATAGTTACTCGCAGACTCATATAAGTTATCATACCAATTTTGTCCTTCGGCAGATAATGTTGAATATAAACCAAATTTACCCTCTTTTGTTGCTATATTGTAATTACTTGCAGTTATATCCAATTCATATTTTGGAAATGGTGTAATTGTTGATGATAGTTGTGATGTGTAATAATTACTACCGGTGGTTTCGTAATACATCCATTTTTCAAATTCATCAAAACCACCAATTACCTTATCCCTTAAATTTGTAACTTTAATAACATTAGCATCAACGGAACCCGTATATGTAGATAATAAAACAAGTTGTGTGTTGTAATTTTCTATTAAACCCAATTTGAAAAAGAAATTTGCAAGTCTATCAGCAGCAGAAGAATAAAATATAAAGTTCTTAAACTCACGAAAATCTACATTTAATTTTACATTACTTCCGTAATCAAATACATATCTATTTAATAATTCTTGTGATGTTTGAACATTTGTGGATAATAAATCATTCCAAGATTTGTAATCAGTTTCAGTTGATAGCCAATAATCATAATCAACTTCAAAATTAGGTCCACTAATATATGGTATTTTACCAACACCTTCTTCTCTACGAACTGATACATTTTCTATCCAAGGTTTAAGTATCTGACTACCTAACCAACATTCGTAATAAACATCAACATCTGCTGGTAATGGCTCATATAATTTTGCATAAAAATATGTATCATCACCATCAGTTGTAATGTTTATTACATCTACTATTAAATTTTCACCAAAGTTTAATACTATCGGTGGCAAATATGTTGTTGATGATAGATATGTTAAAACAAAATCACTTAATCTTTTAATTGCTTCTTGATTTGCAGCGTATTTTAAGGAAAGTCTAACTTCTCTACGATCTGCAGACAAATCGGATATAAATAATCTATAAGCATCAGTTGATGGATCTCCAACCAAATTTCTAAAAAAGTTGTAAACAAATTTATATTCACCAACTGGTAATTTCAAAAACTCATGGATATGTCTATGAACATCCAATACAACATATTTTCTTTCTACGGTTGTTGATACACCATCAATTGTAACTTGTTCATTTACAGTTTTTGTTGTAAAAGGTATATCATATAACGATGCACCATCAACATATGCAGTTGTTGGTAAAAATGCATGAAGTTCTAAACTGGCATCAGGATATTCAAAAAATTGAGTTGTTGGTGCATCCAAAACAGGAACAACCAATTTTCTTTTTAATCTAATTGGTGTAAATCTGGTTCCTCGAATTGGACCTTTTGCTAATAAAATATCGTCTATATTTTTGTAACTAAAATTTGTCACTAAACCATCCGTTGTTAAATTGGGAATATCTTATCAATTGCCTGTTCAGCAGTATCAGTAGACAATACAGATGCCGCCTTTCTATTTGCCTCATTTATTTTGAAGGTTGAAGCATTAGCATCATTTCTAGCAGAATTTGATTGATCAATCGCATCATCTGCTGTATCTTGTGCATCTCTAATTTCTCCATCTTGTCTTGTATTATCAACACTTATATCTTTTACATCACTTGCTAGACCAGTAACAACCGCCTGTGTAGTTGCAACATCGGATTGAATATTAGTGATTTCGTCTCTTTGGTCTGCAACATCAAGTAATGCTTCTTTTAATTCTTCAGCAGCTTTTGCAGATTCTTCTCTTTGTTTAATAACTTCCAATTCGGTTCTGAAAAGTGTTTCATCTGCCTGTTGTTGTAGTGAAACTTTTGCTTCTCTTTGTTTTTCTGCAGTTGTTAAAGCATTTGCCCTCTCTGCACTAACGGATGAAAGAACATCATCAAAATTAGAAATGGTTTGTAATTGATCACTAATAATAGAGTCTTTTCTAGCGTTTTCAGATTCAAGTTCGGAAATTCTAACTTGCAAACCACCTATTGTATTATCACCTGCATTTGTTAAGTTATTTACTTTTGTTAAAAATTCTTTTTTTGCCAATTCACGAATTTGTTGATCATTTAATCCAGCTGGTAATGGTTTTCCTGTTATTTTTTCAAATTCACCTGGTAATAAAGCTCTGTTTTGTATACTTGATATTTTATTAAATACACTTTGTTCAGCGCTAATTGCGTCTGGTAATGACTTAAATTTTGTATCTATTATTCGTGTAAAATCACTACGAACATATCTACCGTCAAGAACAGCAACTTCTATAGATCCAAAGTTTTGAATTTCACTTTGTGGAACATAACTTATTATACGGCCATTTAACTGATCTCTTTTTAGCATATTTATCATATCACTACCGAGTCTACCACCTGGAGTAAGGAAAGGAGGTGGTGGCGCTGGTGGAGCCGGTGGAACACCAGGAGGCGCTGGTGGAGCCGGTGGAACAACAGGAGGCGGCGGTGGAGTAGGTGATGAATACATAGTTATCGTGTAACCTTAAAGTAATAATTGTTATCAAAAATTTGGACATTATCACCACCATCTGTTTCTACTTTCAAAACTATACGATAAAATCTTTCTGGTTGAAATGCATTCATCCAAACATTAAAGTAACTACTTGTTCCATCACAACTAATTTTTGAACCAGTGTAATTAAATGGTAGTATTATTTCATCCGTATGTGCATCTCTAATTTCATAATAAGATGATGATGGTAGATAATAATTTACAGTATGATACGATTGAGTTGTATAATTTTTTTGTGGATATTTTGTATTTGCATAAATTTTTACTTTTGCTTTTTCATCTTGTGAATAAAACTTTTTTAATTTCAAATTTATATTCATATTACTATCAGTTATTGGACTCAAACTTCCAGTAATAAAAACAGAATCATTCCAAATAACATGCAATCTTGGAACATATATTGTATTACTATCTGTTCCAAAAAATTTCAAACTGTTTAATGTATCTAATGAACTTTCAATATCATTACTAAATTTAAGTATAAAACCATCATTTTCAAATCTACCAGAACCAGTAACCCATTTTTTTACTATCTGTGTAACATCCATATACAAATCACTTGTCTGAAAAGAAAATGATTGTGTGCATTCAATATTATCATAATCCCACCATGTTCCTCCACCTTCTTTTGAGAAATATGATGACGTAACATTTGCAGATAAATTTGAACCAAATAATATGGCAGCATCAACCCATGTTTGTGAAATACTATCCCATTCCAATGAGGATGTTGCAGGCGGTACATCCCATTCTGTTCCAACAGTTTTTGAAGTTCTATATTTCCAAGAAACACCGTCTGTTGAAAATGGATTATTAAAAAATCTACCAGTTCCATTTGTCCATGAAGAACTTACGGGATATGCATAAACATCATATTCTTGTGGTATTTCTCTTACATCTGCTGTTCTCAATGATAAATAGTATTTTGCATTATTTGATATTTTACCTGCATTTATTTTTTCTTCAATTTCACTAATATCAAATTTTATTAGTATTCTACTATTGTATTTGGATGCAGTTCCAACTAATTCATGGGATAATTCTAATAATGAATCAAGACCTGAATTTTTTGATTCGGTTTTTTCATAAATTGTTGCATCTTTTTCAGCATATATCGAATATATCATCCAAATGCCCTCACTCTACCAATAATATCATTATCGGGATATTTTATTTCAAAAATAGATGGATCAAGTGACGGAAATATAATTCCATCTTTTGTTGCTTGTGGTATATTGTAAGCATTAGAAGAATATCCTAATGTTTGATCGTATAAATTATTTATTTTTACATCAACAACAGTTTGGACACCTTCTACTTTATCAAGTTCCGTATAAACATTACTGATAATAATTGGTTGGTTTATCTGCCATTTTTTTGTATTAAAGTATTGTTTTAATTTGTTTATACAACGAAGAACAACTTGGTTTGAATTTTGATCAGGAAATATGATTATATCAAATTCAATACCGATGTTTATTATGTAAGCGTCACGAATGTTAATTGCATCCGTAAGCATTCTATAATGATTTAGATATGTTTTTAGATTTTCTTTTGTTGCATTATTTACAGTAGTTAATTGTTTGTTAGCATCATACCCTAAAACATAAAAATTTAATGCTAAATCATTTTGTACCCGTTCACTATTAAAAATTGCTTCGGATATTAACTGTGTATCTTTTGTAATATATGCTTTAGCGATAGAACCATATTTTGAAGGCAAACTATATGCACGAATTATGTAATCTTCTTTTGTAACAGCACGATTTTGAGCAGCAAAAGAAGCAAGTGCATTTTGACGAATTTCGTTTATTCCTTCTGCTGTTTTTCCACCAGTAGCTGGTACAGAATTTGTTACCGCAAGACTCGATACCACTTGGTTGTATAAAACATTATCTAATCCAGTTTCATCAAGTAATATATTTCTGCTAATTACTCTTGTTAAAACATCACTTTGAACATTATCATCAATACCTTTTCCAATAGTATAATGAATAGTTAGTGTTGTATTGTTTGGAGCAAGACCATATGTTTTTGTATAGAGAAAATTTGAAGGATCAATATCAATTGAAGTATTTGCTTCTAAACCAGTTAATGATGAACCAACTAAATCTGGATTTGGAATAAGAACTTCATCATCTAAATCAGCAACACCTGCACCGAATTGTATTTCATATGATCCCAAATCAACAGTTCTTGTTGTAAATCTTCTAGCAACTTTTTTAAGTTTTAATAAATAAGGTGTTTCTGTTCTGTGTTGTGATAGGGTTTTATCATTTCTTGAAACGTTAATAACGGAATCAAAAATAGTATCTTGTGCTAAATATGGAACATGATGCCATACGTTTCCATCCGAGTCAATTGCATATAAAACTTCAATCATATCCAAATCTTGTAAAACAATTTTATCATAGGGTTTTGGATCTGTAAATTCGTAATCTACTGTTTTTATTGTTCCCGAAACAGCTTTAACTGATTTTTTTAATAACCAAAATAAAACTTCACCACTTCCATTTACTTCAAAAGGAGTTACTTCGGTTGGATCATTAGGACTACTAAACTTAAAATCAACAAAATCAACTGTTCTAAACTCAATAGTATTAAATCCACCGCCGGTTGTTCCAACAACCATACCCGGTTCTATTGCAAATGCATACGCATAATCTGGTACAATTTCACCATCAACTGTTTTTGCAGGAACTATTTGAAATATATCCAATACAACATTTGATGCAATTCTATTTTTTGGTTTATATCCCAATGATTGTGCCAAATTTAATATATTTGTTCTTTCACTAGAATGTAATATCATTGATTCTTGTAATGTAACATCGGTGTAATACGATAATACATCACCAACATAAGCGGCCATTTCCAAAAACATCATACCCGGAGATGTTTCATTAAAATCTTGGTATGTATTTGGAAAGTAATTTTTAGCAAAATCAATAAGATTTTGTTTAAGAGAAGAAAAATCTCTTGATAAATAACGAATGTCTTTTTTTACCAAATCAGCCATTTGTAACCGCCTCTTTATTTATTTATTATTGACTCTTTAATTTCTAAATTGCCTGTGTCATCAATAAATATCTGAATTGGCAAATATATGTTTGTTCCACCTATTTTTACAGTTAATTTTATTTCAACTGAATGGTCTTTTTCAACAATATAATCTTGTTCACTTGGTATTATTGTTTCCAATTCTTGTATTACAAGATATGGCATCCATTCTTGAATTGCACTTTCAATTTCACCGTTTATTCTATTGAAAAAATCTTCTTCATTTGTAATGTTTTCAAATAGTATAGTTCTAATATCTGTTCCAAATGTTGGCAACATATATCGTTCACCACGAGCAGTCAATAACAAATTTTTAAGATTTGAAAGAACTTGTTTTACATTAGTAAAACTTTGAAAAAATACACCATTTGGATTGTTAAACGGTATAGTTATACCAATTGGTCTTGCATATTTTAAGTTTGGAACTGCAGTATTTACAATTTCTCTTTTTCTACGGTAAAATGACATTTATCATCTCCCTTTTTTTTCTTCTATCTTTTTCATAAGAGCAGAATAATCTTTGGTTAAAGCAGACATTACTTCGTCTGGTATTTGATTTGGTGTATAACCTTGTGGAACTGCACCAGTATTTTGTCCAAAATTTTGAGCCATATCGGCAGTAAACATAAATTCACCTTCCATATCTGCACTTTCATTTAGTGTTCTACGCGTTTCTTCCAATAAATCTTGTATAGAATTAAAATTTATTTTTGATTGTATTGGTTTTTTTACTGTTTTTTGAGCTTCTGTATAAAGAGACATACCGTGTTCAATTGCACGTTTTTGCGAAGGTTTACTTGCTTCTTTTTTTGTCACCTTTTTTTCCAAAGCAATTTCAATTTCTTCACGGATTATTTCTCTAATTTTTTTGAAAAAACCATTGCTGTCCATCACATCACCTTTATATTGTTAATTGTTTATGTAAATAAATATAATAATTTTATCTTCCATCCCAAAGTTTAGGGTAGTTTCCAGGTTTTCTAGTATCTGTTTTATATGAAAAATGCCAAACTTCATTCCAATATGGATACCAACCAAATTGCATACCATTTTTACGAATCCATAATTGTGCCGTAGTAGCATTTGCTTGATGGTATCTCTCTATTGCTTCTAGGTTTTTCGTTCCCGCTCCACTTCCTGTTTTGCCTCTTGTATCTATCGCTCTCCCTTGTTGGTGTGGTCCACCAGCTTTTTCACCTTTCAGATTATGTTTGCCCATAGGTGGAGCTACTAACGAAGTGTCACCATTTATTGAATTAAATCTTCCGCCGGGTGTTACATAACTACCAGCATAGGGTCTCCAAACATCAACTTGTCCTTGCTGAGTTCTAAATGAATCACTTATCATCAATAATTTGCCTCCAAGATTTCCTTTTACATCTACACCTGGAGTAGGAGTCGGCAAAAGTCCTGAAGCAAATCCGGCTTCAAACATTCTAATCACTGCAGCTACAGCAGGTGTTGCTAAGTAATTATCACCAGTATTTCTTCTATATTTTGGAGGAATTGCTGTTAAAATACCTCTTGCTAATGCATCTTTTGGATCACCCAAAACAGTTTTACCATCCCCTCCACCTGCACCAGTTTGTGCAGGTTGGTTATGGCTTGCAGCAATTTTATCACCAATACTTTCTCCATTTGGTATTGGATCCGGAGCAGGTGCAGCTGGTTTTTTTGAAATATATGGAACAAGAGTATTATACATTCTTCCTGTTAATTTTCCAGGTTCTTTGTCTATTCTCTCATAATAATCCTTATAGATAGAACTAACGTAAATTTTTGAATCCAATCCACCCTCTCTATGTCCATCTGGTGCAGATTTTACATTAGATATAAATACTGCTCCATGAACCCATGCATCATTTGCAATTTGAGTAAATTCCTTAAAATTTGTTTCTTTTATTGCAATATGATGTCCTGATGATGCAGATGAATCTGCACCTTTTGGTGTTGTGTTTCCTCCAATAGTTACCATTCTACCAAATTCATCAAGAAATATCAATACTTCAGCATATAACTGACTATTTTGAACAGTATGATGCTTTACTGCTGAAATTACACCTATTTTCCAATTTAATTTTATTAGTTGTTTTAATAGTTTTTCACCTTTTGGTGTAATTCCACCATCTTTTGTAAAATGAAAATCTGGAATAAAAATAGCAATATTACCGGAATCTTTAATCAATTCTTCTGAATTTAAGTTAGCAGGATCTAACCAAATTTTACTTGGTTTGAAAACATTATCTTGTGTTCCTGCCGATTTCAAGTCTTTCCATTTCCACTGTTTATTTCCAGGATAATTTATCAATTTTTCTTTTTTTAGTATTTCTTCGTGGTAATTATTTATGTTTCCCTCTATACTTGTTGATAGTAATGCATATCCAGAATGTTTAAGACAATGATTAACCCAAATACCAGACCATTTTGGCCAATTTCGCCATGATGAATCTAAATTTTTTTTCTCAATTACATTAGTATTTGCAGATTTACCTATTCCTATTTGACTTTTTCCATTTGTAATTATAGATCCATCTACTATTGTCATATGTAATTCATTACCAGCTTCAAAAATATATTCTATATTATTATTATAGACACCAACATCGTATACATTCAAAAGTATTGGTATGTCCAAAAAAGATTCAATACTTTTTTGGCCTTCTATTAAATTTTTCCATTTTCCAAGTATTGTTGGATTTTTTTCACGAGATCCATCGGTTGGTGATGCTGATCCAGTCATTTCTGGAGGTGGCCAGTATGGTATCAATCCAGCAATTAAACTTGTTCCTGTTGGTGATGTAACAACATTTTCATTTTCTTTATATCCAAATCCTGGACCTTCATCTGGTCGCCATCCCCAATATCTTTTGTGATATTTATTTTCTTTTTTAACCATATCTGCAAGTGACATTGGTTGATTATCTTTTAATGGAACTAAATAAAACCTATGGTTATACTTACCATCTGCACTAACAGGAGCATCATTTTTTGAAGGTGGTAGTGGATCTTTATCAACACCATCAGCACCTTGTGGACTTTCATTTGCCTTCGCCTTTGCATCTAATTTTGTTAAATCACCACAATCATTTCCAGATGTTACTGGTTGACCTGATGTGTCATCTGGTGTTCCACCGTCTTGTCCTCCGCCACCGCCATCATTTACACCCTGTGTGCCGTTTGTTCCAGATGTTCCTGTTGTTCCAGATGTTCCTGTTGTTCCAGAAGTTCCTGTTGTTTCACCAGGATTAGTAGGTGGGTTTGATGATTGTGCGGTATTATTTACCGGAACATTATTCAAAATATAACTTGCCATAGCATTTGGAAGACCAGAATGTGAAGTTGCACCAAATGGTTTGTCTATAAAATGACCACTTTTTGCAGCATCTTTTAATTTTTTAGTTGCAGGAACTCCAGTTCCATCTTCACCGGAAGAAAAATAATATACTTTATCTGGATATTTTACAAGATGGCTAGCAATTCTATCAACTGATTGTAAAATTGTATCTCTTCCTGGATCACCTTGTCTAGAATAAACACCACCTATTAAAATTAAATCCCATTTTTCATAACCACCGCCAAATTCGTCAATTGCTATTTGATATGCCTCACAACCTTTTGAAAATGCAACAATAATGTGTTTGGTTGGAGATATGCCATTATCCGATAGAATTTTTTTACATTCCGCAGTTCCTCTTTTTATACCATTACCATCAACTTTTTTTTGTGATTTACCACTTACAATTGCAACTTTTGTTAAATTGTAAACATTAAAATCTGCACATCTACTAAAACCTTTACTATACCCACCTGCACTACTATTATTTGTTCCCCACATATATTCTCCTGGAAAAACAACAGGTGTTTTTGGATTTGTTGGAACACCCACACCACCTACTAAAAAAATAAGTGGAGCATTCAAATCTTTTATAGATGATTTGAACGAACCGTATTCAAAATTTTTATCTATTCTTGGTTCTTTGGGCGCTGCCAATTATTTCTCCTTTACTATTTAATATAAATAGATTTTTGTGTTATATTGCACCTAAAATTTTTGCAAACTCTAATGTAAATTTTTCTCTTTTATCTTGGTGAACAGGAACTGAATTTACAGTTAATGAAACTGCTTTACAATTTGCAGAAGAAAAACCAGCATCAGCTTTTTTTAATGTACCTCGACTTGAACAATAATGTCCAGCTGATGCAGGAGACAATTCACCTGCAACCAAATCTGAATTTGTCAATATGTCTTGTCTGTTCATTGAATTAGCAAACGATTTGTAATTGGATTTGCCTGTTAATTGAATCCACCCTTTGCCTCTAAATCTGAAACCGTCACCTGTTTCTTCTGAACCATTTCCTAGTTTATTAGCATATATTATATTTGCAATTTTTTCAGGATTTCCTATAAATTGTGCAGCTCTATTTCCTCTCGTACTACCAAATAACTTAATCAACGACGCAGGTTTTGTGTAATTAGTATTTTCCGATCTTGGTATTATCAAACTACATTCAGTTTTACATTGACCTAAAAAATGTGCCATTCTAACATTAGTATTAACATTATATTTTTCAACACAAAGAATAAGACCAGAAAAGGCATTGGGTGGAACATGACCTTTTAATTTACCCAAATCCACTTTTCCAGCTTTAACTGGTATTGGAACTTCTACTGGTGGACTACCAGTTCCACCAGCGCCTCCTGCTCCACCGGCTCCACCAGCGCCTCCTGCTCCACCGGCTCCACCAGCGCCTCCTGCTCCACCGGCTCCACCACCTGAAGTTGCAGTTCCACCTGTATTATCGGAGCTTAAACATGGTGATTTTGATACACTACTTGAACCAGCTCTATATGTATCTGCTGTTTCAGCTGTTAATGTTTTATATGCTTCACGATTCATTAAATCATCAGACCAATCTTCTTCTCTAACATCAGTTAAAGCAACTTCTGCTTCTTCATCGGATATTACAACATTTTCTAAAAGTTGTGCCCTATAAGCACCAACAAAATTATTTATGTCTGGTTCAGCTTCTATTTCTTCTCTATCAGCATCAGTTAATGCCATAATAATCTCCAATTAAACTTCATATGTTATGTCACTACCAAATTTATCTTGTAATAACCTTGAATTTAATACACCGTCTCTTTGATTTTTTGCAATAAATTTAGTTTTTACTCTTATTAAACATCTTTGTAAATTCAAATTATCATTTGACAATTGATTTGAAGAAATGTTAAATTCTCCGTCTACTGTTATATCACCGCTAAGTAGTGATTTAATATCGTTATTACTAACATTAAAATTTCCTCCATTAAGAATAGATACTGGATATGATATGTCCAATGAACTTATGTCATTTTGTCTTAATGTTATACCACTACACGATCTAGGTAAACCTTCTAATGATGTTATTTTATTATTTGCAGCATTAAATTCACCATTTACTTGTTTAGGTGCACCTTGTAAAGATTGTAAATTATTATTTGAACAATCAAAATTTCCAGTTACCAAATCTGGCGCATTTGTTAAATCTTTCAACCCAATATCTCTACAAATAAAATTACCATTTACAGTCTTAAATTTGAATGGTATGCTGGTAACTATTTCTCCAGTAGTATATTGTTTCTTATTCCTTAAATCAATAGTTCCATTATAGCCAATAATTTCATTTGTTATTTCTTCTCTTATTACAAGTTGTGGTGATAGTCCCAACTCCCATATTGGATCGTTTGATGTTCTTGCATCACCACCAGTTTCTTCTTCATTTTCTGGTGTATCTGGATTATCTCTTTCATCGGGATCTACTGCTTCACTGCATAATGCATCTTCTCCAAAATTTGTAAATTCTGGAGAAAATGCTGTTTGTATAGATTCATCAAATTCTTCATCATTTAATCCATGTTCTTCTTTATAGTTCTTAAAAGCATCTTTATTATTAACACTTTGTAATTCTATATCATTGATATGGTCAGTTAATGATGTTCTTAACGAGTTTGACTCAGCAGATAATTGCACATATTTATTTATTTTTTCTATCATATCTCGCAATTCAAGTACACCACTTTCTTCAATTCCAAAACCCATTGCAATTGCAGCTACTTTTTGTACCCTATAATCTATTTTTGAAAAATTAGTTATCCAGATACTTTGTTCTATTGGTAAACTATTTGGATAATTTTCTATATCAGGTTCTGTATCTCTAGGTGTCATTAAATCAATAAAATCTATTTCAAGTGATAATGCCAATTTTTCTGCTTCTTTTCTATCATCTTCATTTTTTGAATATAATAATGTAGAAATTTTAACAACCGATTCAAGTAATTTTTCATCTCGAAGACCATTATCATCTATCAATTTTTTCTTAAAAACAGAATCCAATATATTGTATATTTCCATATTTTTTATATCTGAAAATGTTTTTATTTTTATTGAAGAATTTAACATTTTATCAAGAGTTGGAACAGAAATACCAACAGATTGCGCCAACATTTCTAATACATCTGGATTCAATGCATCTTCTACTAAATTTGTCAATTCAAGTTGTTCTAATAATCTTTGTTTTATTTTATTTATATCACCACTTGCAATATCAGATAAATTTATACTATCAGTTATTCTTGATAATTTTCTTAATATGTTTGTATTTGATCCAATACTTTTAGCAAAAGATCCTAATTTATTTGCGGATAAATTTGATATGTCATCTATACTAGGAATATCTTTTAGTATATTGTTTTTTACACTACCAATTATATTTGAAGTTCTATCACCTATCGCTTTTGATTTGGAATACTCATACGATAAATTTTCTTGTGAAACATTTTCAAATAATTTATTTATATTAGGGTTTGGCATTAAACTTCTCCATTTTATTCAACAAAAATATTTGTTGCACCCGTAAATTCTTTTATCATTTCTTTGTCTAATAAAACACCATCATCGTCAAAATAATTATTTTGTGATCCAACAGATATTGTTCCACCTGTAATTTTTAATTGGGTCATTCCTGCAAATATAGTATCATTTTTCAAATCACAATCTCTTGCTACAACTCTTTGGAAAGCCCATCCAGTATAATCACTTGGTAGTCCAACCAAAGATTTTAGGTTTACATTACCACTACATTCAAATTGAGCTTTATCTCCAAATTTTGTAGGTGCTCCAGTTAAACTATTCAAATTATTATATCTAACATCCATACCTAATTTAACATATTCAGGACCACCCACAAGATTTGTTATACCAGTTTTCTTACATCCAAAAAATTCTACTCTTTTAGGACCACCAACAAGTGATTTTAAGTCACGGTTATCATCACAGAAGAATTTTTCTGCCTCTTGTGGTGCATTTACAAGTGATTTTAATTTACAATTACTTACTATAAATGATCCTTTTACCTTCCCAAAAGGTATTGGGATTTCATATAAATCTGGTCCAGTTGTGGATTGAACTTTATTTAATATATTTTTACCAACAAATGATATACTACCATCATAATCCCACTTACCATTAACAAATTTCATTTTAGTCTTATCTACACCCATTTGCTCAAATGTTATACCATTTGGATTTGTTGATGAAACTGTTCCTGGAATTACATTTTCATTTACACCCTGTGTGCCGTTTGTTCCAGAAGTTCCTGTTGTTCCAGAAGTTCCTGTTGTTCCAGAAGTTCCTGTTGTTCCAGAAGTTCCCGATGTACCAGAAGTTCCCGATGTACCAGATGTATCTTGACTATTTGGATCAATATTTACAGGTGCAGGATCTGTTGAAACGCCGGATTTTTCTGATATTTCTTTTAGTATTTTTTGTTTTTCTTCTTCAACTTTTTTAATATCAGTCAGTATAGTCACAACATTAGTTGGTTGAGGATCTTCTGGTTCAGCAGCTAATGAATCTGCTCTATCACCACCATGTTCACTTGTTGGTGTTGGTTCAACATACCCTTTATCACTATCTGCCCTTTCTTCCGCTTTTTCTTGTTCCGCTGCACTTGGTCCACCACCAGATTCACATACAAAAACTAAATCACTTGGTAAATTTTTTAATGATGATCTTAACGATTTTATTTTTGATTTTACTAAATTAAATGCGGCAGCATTTATTGGTGGACCAGATGGTCCTGTTCCCGTTGGATGTGTTTGATTTGATATATTTGTGCATAAATTTGCCAATGCGTCACATAAATCACCAAGCCATTGAAGTGTTCTATCCCCCATTAAAACAGGAGAAACTGCATTTATACCCAAATTTATTCTCTGTGATTCTAACTCTACTACCTGTCCACCATCAATAGTAACACCTTTGTTTGAAGATAATCCTATACCTTCCGAACTAAATGCCATAATTTCTTGTTTTCGTGCATTTAGTATAATTCTATCAGAAGCCATGAGAATTTGATTTCCTGAAAAGGCATTTGCACTATGAAGATCAACACTTCTATTTGTTGCAGCATCCTTGTATTCGGATGCAGGTGTAAAGTTTAATGCTTGACCAGATGTCATCCAAATTGCAGAATCATCTTTATCTGGATCTTCAAGTATAAATTCATTGAAAGGTTTTGAATCTGGATTGGTTCCATTTGATATTATTAGTATTGGGTTTCCTGTATCACCCAATCCTTTTTTCCATAATGGTTTTTGTGGATATTCTCGTCTTTCATCAACGGTAGAACCAAATCGTATTGATTGTCCCCATCTACCTTCTATGATAATATCTCCAGGAAATGGTTGTATTGGGTAAACATCATTTCTTTCTGGAAATCCTGGATCTATTGTCTTATTTACATTTAGTCTTGATGTTACTTGTGCAGTAACACCATCTTGTGCATTTTCTCTAGCACTAGGACTGGTATTTAGTGCAGATTTACCCATGTCAGTTATTCCTGGCAAACCATTGTGGTGTATTGAACTCTGCACAGAAACAGGATTTGTATAATAGTATTCTTGACCAGTTCTTAATGCACTATTATATGCAGTTGGTGCTTTTAATAACATAACAACTTCGCCCTTTATGGGTATATTTTTTATGTTAGCATCAAGTGCACGAGCGGCAACTACATTATTATTTGCTTGAGAGCCAAATGCACCAATCAATTTACATTGAATTGTATACAATTTCTCTTTACTCTTTCCATCAAAATCAACAGCAACTACCTCTGCAGGTATATTCTCATAGGTCTGGCCGTTGATTTGGGTCTTTTGTGGATCTAGTGCCAATTTCTTCTTCCTCTTGTTCTTCTTGAATTTCTTGAATGCCCTTTAATAGAGCTTCTTTTTCTTCATCAGTCAAGAACGAAGATGTTTCTTCACCCTTATTACTAACAGCACGTTGTATAACAGCAGCTAATTTAACTAAATGTTCATCATTCTTAACTGAAACTTCAATGAAATCTTTGATAGCTGGAACTAAAATAGCAGCATCACTTATGTTATTTAACATAGGTTTTAGATCAGCAATAAGTAAATTTATTTGCCGATCTTTCTTTTTCTGATTGTCATAGATGTCTTTTAACAAGTCAGAAAATTTTTTATTACCAAAAAGTTCTTGATTAAAGTTCATATAAATAAATATAGTTTAGTTTGAAATAATGTCTTGTATTTGATACCATGATAAATTATCTATATTAACACCATTTTTGTATTCACCATATAATTTTGCATATATTAGTTTTACTTTTGTTATTACATTTGTTATGTATTGTGATGTTATTCCAGTTCTTTCTCGTATCAAAATATAAATTGCCTTTTTATTATAGTTTTCAATGTTATCTCTTGTTCTAAAAAGATAGATTATTGTGTCAGCAACTTGAATGTCTCTCTTTTTTGAAAAAAATAATGGTAAGTATTTTTCAAAAACAATTATGAACTGATCAATAAAGTCTGATTTTTCTTCAATTAAATCTTTTCTTATTTTTTCATTTACAACATTTCTTTCCAAATCAATTGCACCAATATCTTGACTACGCTTAAAATGATAATAGTTTTTATTATTTTCTGCAATTAGATAATTCTTAGCAACAATTGAAAAGTAAGAAAATGCTTTACCGTTTTCTGCTTTATATTTTCCAATTTTTTCGTGAAGAAAAGATATGACTTCATGTTTAACATCTTCGTGTCCTACATCAAAATTGTAAAACTTAAAACGATGTATCATTATTTCTGCTAATTTGTAAAATGCAGGATGTATTTTTTTAGTATAAATGATATTTCTTTGAATGTCATCTTCCATCGAATTATACAATACTATCGCATCTTCCGTTTCTTGTGTAAAGTAAATATTAGGTTTTTTGGGAGTTCGTTTTTGTTTCATAGATAGTCCTTTTCAAATCTTACATCAAATTTTGGTTTTTCAAGAACAGAACTTCTTTGATCATCCAATGGTGCTTCACCAAAATAAACTACAATATCATTTACAATATCTTTCATTTCTTTGAAAAAATATCCTGTTTCATCGTCGGCTTCAAACGAACCAATCCTATCTAATTGTCTTAAATAGGATTGTTGTGATAAAACTCTATTTTTTAATTCGGTTAGGAACCTTTCATTTTCTAAAAGTGTATCAACACTATTTTCTGCCATTTCTTCCAATTTATCAAACTTTTTATACAAGTTTACATTTACATATACCGATGCCGTTAATAAAACGGATAAAACAATTATTTCAATTATCATATCAACCTCTCTTATGTTTTGGTGGAATTATTGCATCAATTACACCCATATCTAATGCATCTTTCGGTGTGATATAATAATCCTTGATTGTTACATTTTTCCAATACTCTTTTTCTTTGTTTGAATTTGATTTTAGTATTCCCAAAAGTATTTCTTCCAATTTTTCCATGTGTTGAACATTGGCTTTCATATCAGAAGATTTACCGTAAATATCTGAACTTATTTCATGGAACATGATTGTGCTGTATTGAGAAGCAGCACGAATACCGGTTCCTGCACAAAGAATAAGAGCAGCAGCAGACATTGCTCTACCCCTACAAATTGTGTTTACTTTAACATCAAGACTTTGAATATAATCAATGATGCCAAGTGCCTCATATACTGAACCACCATCTGAATTGATAATCAAGTTAATAGGATCATTTTTATTTTCATCTTTTCTCATGTGTAGTATTGCACGAATACGAGTGATAATATCATATAAACTACCATCCATTATTTCACCGAACAACAATACAGAGGATGTCTCAACATCAATACCATAATCCATTTGTGTAGTTGCTTCTTTCCACCTAACTGGAATATCATTTTCACTTTCTTTTGATTTATTACTTGCTAATTTTTCTTCATCAGTATCTTCACCATCATAAAAATCGTTCATAGTAGAACTCCTTGTTAAAATATGATAATGACATTCTAAAAAGATATTCCCCTCCTATAACCTAAATCGGGTCTAGGTGGTTCTTCATAGAATGCCCTTTGTTCTTCTTGTTCGTCTAATATACCAATTTCTTCTTGAACTGCCAAATCTTTTTTTATTTTTTGTTTTTTGTGTGTAACAATTTTTTTTTCTTTTGGGGGTTCCACAACATCTACAACGGTTTCCACAACTTTTTTATTTTTTGGTGGTGGTGGACTTTCATCATCTTCCGGTGGTATCTCCTTTTCCTTATGACGAAGATGATTTGCTGCTATTACCAAACTAACTGCAAGGGGATCAAATACTGATACAAGAACGAGTATAAACCAATTAACTATTATGTCCATTGGTGCACCAGTTAATCTACTCAAATACAATAATGGTCCTATTTCTGATGTAAATGTAGAATTTTCTAATATCAATTTTTCTTGTTCCAATTTAGCAAGACTATCAGATAAACCAATAGATTTTTGATTTAGTTCCGATATTTCTTTATTTAGTGTTTGAGTTGAATTATCTACGGATTGAATATTTCTCTGCAATCCCTTTGTTCCTTTCTTTGATGATAGTTGTGCGTTCAAAGATGTTTCTTGGGTAAATCTCAATTGGTCATAAGATGATATTCTTTGTGATTTTTGTTTTACAAGAGTATCTATTTGGTTTTTTTGTTCAACAAAGATTTCTTTTTTCTTATCAATTAGTGCAATTTTATTCTGTGTTTCATATATTGACTTTGCAGTTTCCTGGTAAGAATTGGTTAAATATCCATAAACACCAACCGATGTCAATATCATAAGGACAGCGGCTGCACTAATAAGGTAAACTTTGAAGGTAGTTTTTAGGGTTTTATAGTGGTCATGTAGGAATGTGATAACCACTAATTTTGAAAATTCCAACATCCCAGCCATCCCCACGATTGACCAAGATCCACCAGAAAATAATTTGGATATGCCGTAAACAGAATAATAACCCGAAAAAACAGCTAATCCAATCGCACAAAACCAGATTAGATTTTTCAGAGAAAGTAATTTACTTGACATTTATATCCCATTTTTGTTCATAATCATGTAATCATAAATATGAACTTTTGGAATTTATAGGTTAGATACCATATTCGGTTAGGTATTGTTTGAGGGCTAATTCTTTGGCTTTACATTCCAACATAATATCAACATTATGTCCGTATGTGTTGATTTTTTCTAATATGTAATCAGCGTGTGCCTGTGGTTTTTCTTTGGAATTACCTGTTTCTTTCAGTCGTGATGATGAATAATGAACAACTGGTGTAATACCATCTGGCCAAGTAGATATGGCAAGTTCAAGAGCTTGTTGTTCTGATAAGTCACCTGTGCAAAATTGGTGGTGGTGATAGTCAAATACAATTGGAATACCAATACATTCGTGAATACGCATAAGGTCTTTGACTGAATACATACTGGCTTTGTCATCATTTTCAATAGTCATTCTTGAACGAACACTATGGGATAATAAGTTGAAGTTACGGCACCAACGGTCAAGTGACGCAATCTTGTCACCATAAACACCGTTGCAATGTATATTGATTTTGTTGTATGGTGTATGTGATAATCCCATCATATCGAATACTTTACCGTGTAATTCCAAATCAACGATTGTATTTTTTACAACATTTTCGTTTGGTGAACAAAGAACATTGAAAGGTCCAGGATGACATGATAAACGAATACCGTGTTCATTTGCATAGTCACCAATTCGTTTGAGAACGATTTTGATTTCTTCAATGTCTGGTAGTGTTTTCAAGTCATATTCAGAACCCCAAGGAAATACATTTGATGATGTTCGGAAGAAATAGATACCATTCTCAACATTCCATTTGAGTATAGTTTCCATATCTTTAACATTTAGGAGAGCAAGTTCGGAACAATAATTGATACCTTTTTGTAGAAAGGTTTTTTTAATCATTGAACGATTTGTAGTAATCTTATCTTTTGATAAGGTCATATTGATACAGGCATAGCCGAGTTTCATAGTAGTTGGCTTTAATGTATAATGTTTAATTCAACACCAATATACGGATCTTTTTTGTAAGATCAAAAT